TATAAAATTGAAATTTGCACAAAAACTGCGACAGATAACATATACTAATAATTAATTTTGCACAAATGAATACATTTAAGCATATAAACAGCAAACACAACACTTTGGTAAGCAAATACCTTACTTACATACAAAAGCAGGTATATAACGCTACCGAAACCGCTAATGATGGTAAATACGATGATTTTCAGGACTTACTTGAAGATATTGTAATGTATCACAATGATTTTGCCGATACGGGCTTAAATAAGGATAATTTAGAGGAATGGGCGTTTGCTATCCCTAATTTAACAATGTTTACAGCATTAGGATTCTTTGCAGGATTAAGAAACGAAGAAAACGATGACACCATTGAGGATTGCGTAAAAAACGTATATAGTTCTACAATGGATGTCGTAGGAAGTCTATCTGACTTAATGAAAGATGAAGAAGAAATAAAAGAGATGGAACAATGTTAAATATAGAAATAAATAGCAAAGAGTACAATATTCCTAACAAGTGGGAAGAAATGACCGTTGATTACTATTGCGGAGTGTATGAGATAATTAAAAAGTATCAAATCACAGAAGAAGAAGCAAATAGTGACAATGATTTGACAAAATACCACATAATGCAGGAAAATAAGATGTATAAGGAATTATTCATCTATATGACAGGCATTAGTGACAAAGTAATGGCAAATGTGCCAATGGAAGATGTTATGGCAGTAATTGAGTGCCTTAACGAGATTATGGAAGAATACAAGCCAAAAGGAATGGACTATTTTGAATTTGAGGGCGATATATACTATTTCCCTATGGATTTCCTTAGAACAGGCACTTTTGGTGATTACATAGAGAGTCAGCAGCTTGAAATGAATACACAATACCTAAAAAACGGTAGATTTGATATTTTACCCGAACAAATGGCAATATTGTGTAAACAAGTTGATGAGGAGGTTGACCTCGACAATATTGATGAAAAGGCGAAAGCATTTCGTAGATTGACAATGGACATCGTATGGGAGTTCAGTTTTTTTTTGAACAAACGAACTTTGGCATCAATCAACGTTATAAAAACCTTTTCAGAGATGGCGGAACAAAAAGTATCGCAGTAGCGAAGGCAAGTAAGATAATGAAGCCATTTGGTTGGCTGAACACCTTATACGACCTAGCACTTGATGGAGTATTTACTAGAGACGGTAAAGATGCTATGCAAAGTGTAAAAGATGAGAAGTTGTATAAAGTTATGACATACCTGTCTTGGAAAACTGCAAAAGGAGATTATGAACTAGCTGTTAATGAAGAACAGAGGAAACAAATAAAATAATGGGTTTTACTAAACTTAGAGAATTAAGAGATAGGTTTGAGCAACAATGGATAAATGGTGGCTTCATTTTTGGTTACGAGAATGAAATCAATGAGAATCACAACAATGACTATCCATTACTTGTTGTCTTACCACCAACATCTGAACTTCCTGCTACGGAAGGCGATGTGCAAGAGGAATACACTTTCGAGTGCCTAGTCGTTAAGCCATACTACCAAAACCAAGCAGGTTCGCTTGATGTGGTATTTAGCTTATTGGAGCAAGAAGCATTGACTTGGCTACAAAGAGTGTTAGATAGCTATGCAAAAAAAGAAGTAATTTTAAGTCCTGACAGTATATCTGTTGAACGAGAAAAAGAGTTGTATAACGACAAGTTGATACAGGTCAGGCTTACTTTTACTTTAAATACCTTTTCTCACAGCCTTTTAGCTATTGACGAAGCACTTGTATCGGCTTATAGTCCGAAAGTGTGGCTAAAGGCAGATATGGGTGTTAAAACGGAGTTCTTTGGCGGTAATGAAGTGGTTAACAAGTGGATTGACCAAAGTGGCAATGGAAATCACTTTGAGCAAACAACAAGTGCATATAAGCCTTTGTTTAAGTATGAGGAAGGTCAAAACGGTTATCCATACCTTGAGTTTGATGGAGCTAATGGTTTTATGAAGTGTGTTAATGACGGAATCAATAGCAATGGTCTAAATGAGTTTCACACGATAGTGTGGGTTGCTTTACCTGATATTAATACTAGCGGTACTTTCTTGTCAAAGAAATCAACATTGACTAATACTGAAAGATTTGAAATAAATTCTACTGCTAGTGGCTCAAATTATCGTTGGAAAGTTGTTGTTAATGATGATGATAATGACGAGATAGTTTCTGCTGATACAGCAAGAACAAGAACAGCAGTTATGGGTTATTATCTTCATAATAAATCAGTTCATCTTTTTGCAGATGGTGTTCACGAAGATACAGAAACAAACTCAGCTTTTGACCACGATGGTTGGGATTTCGGAACAGAGCAACCTATTATTTTAGGAAGCAAAAGAGATTATTCTCCAACAGAGCCATTTAAAGGTCAAGTTCAAGAATTAATAATATTCAACTCAGAACTTACAGATGAACAAATAGTACAAGTACAAAATTACTTAAAACATAAATACAATATATAATGCCTGATTTATTCATAGTTGACGAACCAAGAGAAACGATACAAAGTGTATATAGTCCAATAAAATATACAGCAAGGTATGAGTTTGACTCATCATTAACACTTGCAGAAGCTAAAGCCAAATACCCTAGTTGTAAAGCTATTATAAATCCTAGAAATCCATACACAGGTGTTTTGGAAACAAGTAGAGGTGTTACGATAAGACTTCAGCCTAGTATAGATATTCCTAATTTTGAAAGCGACCAAACACCAAACACAAACTATGTGTATTACACAATAGATGTTTCTAGCATAGCAAGAGATTTTGTTTCTTATGATTTAAGACCTTGTACTCACGATACATCAACTAAAGTTAAGAGAGATATAACAATGGGTCAAATCTCTAAAAATGTATTTGAAAGAATTAAAGTTAACTTTCAGTTGGAAGAAATAAATTCTAGCGGTCAGTTAGTAGATGTATCAGGAGAAGAGGACTTTGGAAACTTTATAGCTGTAAACTCAGCACTTCTACACGAAGAAGAACATTACCTTAGTATTTCAAATGAACTGCTTAAAGGTGATGCAACTCAAGTTCAGGGCGACAACCTATCTATACAATACTTGCATAGAACAGGAACAGGATATGAAGCGGGAAGGCAAAAGTATCTTACAACAAAACCAACTAATTATAGAGTTATAGGTCACGATGAATGTGAGTATCTGTCTTTTGCACTATTTGATTCAGGCACTTGCCCTAGAGCAGTAGTTCAATTTTATGATGCAAATGGAAACGCTATACCAACATCAGATTCATCAGTAGAATATGTTCTTACTATAAATAAAACAACTGATGGAGAAGGAAACTTAGGAACTGACCTAAATAGTTGGGGAGATATGACAACATCAGATTTATCAGGACTTGTTAATCCTGCTAACTGCGTAGTTCAGATTGGAGTAGGCACAAGAAATATAAAAGAATCGCCTGATGCTCAATGGAATAACGGTGAGCCTTTAACTGACTTCTCAAATGTATCGTATTATACCGTTCAAACAGATGATACGAGTTCAGATAAGATAGGAGAAAAGGTAACTTACTACATTGACCACACAAGAGAAAGGGTTAATGGAGTTAGATTCCATTGGCAAAATAGATTAGGCGGTATTGATAGCTACACCTTTGATGGTGCTTTTACAGAAGGAATAAACATATCTTCTAAGTCATACGAACAAAGCATATACCCTCAATTCAGAGGTCAATTAGGAGGTAGCACAGGCGATACAAACGCTATAATAGGTGATAATGAAGGTTATCATTTTGCAGGAAGCACTCCGAATTATGGTGCTGTTGTACCTAGAGTAGCGGGTTATACTGACGACAAATATCCATCGGTTAGAAAGTCAAAGGTAAAAGCTGTCAAAGAGGGAGCAGCAATATCAAGACCCTATGGAATTGCTGAACAAGATATGTTTGAGGATTTGTTGGCTTCACCAAATGTATGGATAGAGAAGGGTTGGATAGGTAAAGAAGTGTTTAGAGAGGATTGGAGTGGTTATAGTGCTGTATCTAACATTACTGATAATTGGAACGCTGTTGAGGGCGATTTTACTACTGATACTGCTTTCTTAACTGCTGATGGTCATATTACAGGAACAAGAACTTTTACAAAGGGTGATAACCTTCCTTTTTCAGAAACACCTCCAATAGATTCAGGTAATGACACAATTTGGGCGTCAAGCAAAAAATTCATTAAGTACAATCCAAAAAGTATATATGAGATTGAGGTTAGGATAAAAAGTAGTGGTAGTGGTTTGGGAACTGATTATGTTGGCTTTACAGGTTATGCTGCCGACAAAACAACTAAGATAAACACAACAGGTGCTGACAGTTTTGGCAACGCACACTACATTACATTAAATAATTACGACCAAAATGCTAATGATGAGTTTGAAACATGGAGGGGTTATGTAACGGGTCATTCTACAACTGCTGCTGCTCAATCTAATAATATAAACGACCCATCAACAGCTTATAATGGCATTGAATATATATCTCCTATGTTCCTACTTCATCACGATGATACGAAGGGAATAACGAAAATAGACTACATTGTAGTAAGGGAGTATCAAACAGACATACCTAACTCTAGGGGTTGGTATTCTACACTCAATAGAAACTACTATGTTCCTGTTGTTGTTAAGGATGCTAGTGTTACTACATTTGACAACGAGAACTTACAGAGATGTACTTTAAATTATATAGAAAGCAAAGCTAAAAGAACAATAGAATAATGGCAGAAATAAGAGTTGAGCTAAGAGATTTTACTGACAGCATATTAGGTAACCTTGATATTACATCGAGTGATGACTTTCCTTTGTCACTTAATTATCAAAACTTTGATATTAGGGATTTTAATTCTCGTAGCGGTAGCTTTAGTAAAACTTTCAAAGTTCCTGCTACAAGGAATAATAATAAACTTTTCAATCATATATACAAAGATGGAAATATAGATAGCAAAAATGTATTAAAAGATTTGCCATCTACAATATATGCAGACCACTTGCCGATAATGAATGGTAAGCTAAGAGTAAGTCAAATATACAAAAATACAGATGTATTGGAGTATGAATGTCTTTTCTTAGCTGATAATATGGATTGGGCAGACAAGATAAAAAACGCAGACCTTGATGAATTAAGGTTTAGCTCAACATATTATTCATCATATGAAAACATTTCTAGTTCATCTTGGGTTTTTGAAAACCCTAGAACAACCTATCCTGACTACGCTTTCAATCACGATAAGTTAGTATATCCTTTGCTAACGGTTGGAGAGGGAGATAACACTACCGATAGCACTTTGGATAGCGACTTTGTTCCTTGTGTGTATATAAAAAATGTTTGGGATAAAATATTTCAAGCACAGGGTTATACTGTTAGTTCAACATTTTGTGATAGCGACTTTTTCAAGAAACTTATAATGCCATTAATATTTAAGAAGCCAACTGATGTGACTGATGTTTCTTTCGGTAAAGTTTTACAAAGTGCAGATGAGGTGTTGGTAGAGTTTGATACAGCAGTCAATACTTCTGTTACTGACAATAGAAGTTTAGGTAATAAAAGTTATACATACACTTTAGGATATACAGGTGGTGGTTTTACATTACCTTTTATAGTTTCTGCTGACACCCTTACAGATGATGCTCCTTCACAAGCGGGTGAAGATACAGATGATTATGGTAACGCACAACTTGGAACTGAACATACAGGCGGAATTAAAAATGGATTAGTTGTTTCTTCACAAGGTAGCGGTTTATTTAATATAAAAGGCTCTGTTACGGTTGAGATAGAAACTGATGGAGCTTCTTTTGCGAATGCTTTAGCTTTAAGTTTTACTGCATACAAGGTCGTAGCAAGTATAATTAAATTTACGGGTGCTAATGATGATACAAACTCTTTTGATGTTGTAGCAACAAGTGAAATAGATGCAACATCTATTGGTCACGTGAACGCATCTACAAGAGAGCATCAATTTAATTTTCAATTGGAAAACCCTGTCGAAGCGGCTCAAAATGATAAATTTGCTATAAAAGTTGATTTTGTTCATTATCAAACACCACTAGCAGGGGAAGAAAGACCTAAAATAAAAGTTATAACGAAGGCTCAAAGTTATTTGCAAATAGAACAAACTTCATCTTATTTTAATGGTGAGGAGATAAAAAATATTCACACTATGCTTCCAAAAGGTAAGCAGTCTGATTTCGTTAAGGGATTAGCACAAATGTTCAATCTTCAATTTGAAACAGACCCGATAAGTAAAACGGTATTTATTGAGCCTTATGACCATTTTTATGAAGGAACATCTAACGCTGTTAATTGGACTGAAAAGGTTGATTACTCTAAGGCAATAAAGGATGAGTTTTTGTTTGATATAAAATCTAAACTTATATTTAAATACAAAGATGCTAGTGGAGATGGATTGTTGGATAAGTACAACAAAAGAAATGCTGTTGATTGGGGGTCTTACGAAGAAACAGATACAAGTGGTAAGTTTCAAACAGGAGAATACAAAGTAGAAAACAGCTACTTTTCTCCTACATTTAATTGGTATGAACCTAATTATATATATGTTGAACATATAGAAAGAAGTCCGCTTATACCAATGTATTTCTCTGATGATACCGATTTATCCTTGAGTAATGCTATTGAAAGACCTGAAAAGGAATTTGAGATAGGGGCAAGAATACTACTAAAAGATGGCGGTTACTATTCTTCTTTTAACGGTAAAAGGCAATGGCAGTATTATGACCCCGATAATTTAGCAGGAGGAAATTCAGTTGCTGATTATAGTTGGAATAAAGCATCATTTATTGCTTTTGATAACCTTCAATCAAGTCTTGCTTATGATGGAACTAATGGCTCTGCATATCACGCACCCGCAACAAGTTATCTTTCGCAAGTTGTTATATCTAATGGATATGAAAATGTTGACTACAATTTATCTTTTTCTGATATAAATCACGATACGGTTATATCATCAAGTCAACAAAAACTGAGAGGGTTGTTTTACAATTATTATTCCAAAATGATTGCTCAGTTAAAACAAAACCCTAGAGTAAAAGTTTTGTATATAAACTTGAGTAAGTTAGATATATCTCAACTTGATTTTAGAAAGTTAATATTTATAGATGGTTCTTATTATAGATTAAATAAAATAATTGATTTTAAACCACACGATAAGCAATCAACTAAAGTAGAGTTGCAAGAATACTTCTTGCTTGGTAAATCAGACATTGACACAACAGTTGATATAGATGTTGAAAATCTTAATATGTAATGAGAAGTATAAAAAGAGATAAAGATAAACCTAGATTAATAAATCAAGATACACTAAAAGATAAGGTGTATTCTACTATTGATGATGTATTGCAGCCAATAGTTTATGATGCCACAGAGGTTAATCAGATAACAAAAAAAAATAATGTTTACCTAACACCTGAAGCTAGATTATCAAAAAGAAAAGCTGCATCTAATACAAAAGCAGTATCAACGGTGCAGGAGATAGACGGTGAAACTGCCACAGTTGTAAGTCCTGAATTTGTGTTTGATTACAGTAAAGGTTATGCTGAGGTAACTAGCGGAAATAATATACAAACTTGGTTAGCTTCATTTAGTAATAATCAGTTAACTCAAGCTAACCCGTCATTTAGACCTGATGTAGGACTTGATGGTAGAGGAATCAATGGTGTTTCTCCCGCATATTTTAATTACGACAACACAGACCACTTTATTTTTAGTAGTGGTGTAACGCTTACAGGTGATTTTACAATATTTATGTATGTAGAGCCAATACCATTAGTTCCAAATGTTCATAAGTATCATAGATTCTTAGGTAAGAGTGATGATAACGATATGTATTTTTCAATAGGAGAATCAGGAAATACATCTTACACTTTAAGTTTTTCATCTAGCAGTAGAGTTCAGGTTTCTATAACACCTGAGTATTGGCAACCTAGTAGCAAAAAGATATTGATAACATTGCAAAGAAGCGGAACTACTTTGTATATAAGAGAGAATGGGGTGCAGGTAGCTAGTGAAACTACACCTACAACTGACTTTTCTTTTAATCAGTTTGGAATACGAGGCGGATTAACATCTGATACATACAATGGCTCTTTGCATCACATATCTGCTTATAATCATTACATATCTACTAATTTAGTGGATTTAGAAAACTCAATTATTAAACAAGCATCATTGGCAAAAGGATAATGAAGAATATACTAAAGACATTTGATAGAACAATCAATGAGATTGGAAAGAAGTTTGTTACTAGGTTTAGAGAAGAACTTAAACAACAAGACCATATTGCAACGGGTAATCTTTCTGATACAATGCACTACGATTTAGTAGAGAGTAAAGATTCTTTTGATTTAGTTGTTCAGACAAGAGCTAAATATGTAGATGCTGTTAATGAAGGTCAAAAGGCAGGTACTTATCCAAATCTTGATGCTATTATGGATTGGATGGATGCTAAGAAAATACCTTATGGAAGTCAAAGCGAAAAGGTTTCCATAGCAAGTAGAATAGCAAAAAGAATACAAATGGAAGGTAGTCCAACAAAAGGTGCTAAACAATTTTCATTTAACGGATTTAGAACAGGATTTATTAATAGAGTAGTTGGGAGTAATGAAAGACACTTTATTAATGATATGCACAATGCAATAGGACAAGACATAGATAATATATTTAAACAACTACCAAAACAAATATAATGGCAAAGAAGCAACAATCAGTATATGAGATTAGAGTAAAAGGACTTGATGATATTAAATCGTTAAATACCGAGATAAGTAAATTAAATGGTCAATATGACAAGTTAAGCAAAGAAAGTAAAAAGGCATCTGATTCAACTAAAAATGTTGGTAAAGAATCAGGAAAGGCTAAAGGTGGATTTTTAGGTATAAGCAAAGGAGCTATTGCTGCTACTGCTGCTTTATTTGGTTTTCAACAAATATCAAAAACAGTAACCAAAGAGCTTCAAAAGGGATTCAAAGTATTTAAAGACTATGAGTTTCAAATGCAAAAAGTTGCAGCTATATCAGGAGCAAACAAGGAGGAATTTACAAAGCTAGATAAATCTGCACAAGCACTTGGTCGTTCTACATTCTTTACAGCAGAACAGGTAGCAGGGTTACAGCTTAACTTTTCAAAACTAGGATTTACTTCAAAAGAAATACTAAAAGTTCAAGAGGGTGCTTTATTATCAGCCACAGCAACAGGAGAAGATTTAGCAAGGACTGCAACGGTAATTGGTTCTACTATTAGAGGTTTTGGATTAGATGCTAGTGAAGCAACAAGAGTTTCTGATGTTATGGCTGCTGCTTTTTCAAGTTCTGCATTAACACTTGAGAAGTTTCAAACAGCTATGACAAAAGTAGCTCCTGTTGCTAAAATATTAGGTCTATCTTTAGAAGAAACAACAGCTACACTTGGTGTTCTTACGGATGCGGGTATTGAAGCATCTATTGCAGGTACATCACTTCGTAATATATTCCTAAAACTTGGTGACCCATCATCTGACTTAGCTAAGTCTATTGGCTTTACTGTAAACTCAGGTGCAGATATGGTTAAAGAGTTTAAAAGAATGAGAGATGAGGGTGTTAATGTAGAAAAGATGCTTAAATTGGTAGATGTAAGACAGGTAGCTGCAATATCTACAATGATTCAGAATATTGATATGCTAGAAAAGCAGATAGCAGCTTACAATGATGCTGAGGGTGCTGCTGATATGATGGCAAGAAAAATACAAGACAGCGTTAATGGTGCTTTGTTAAAATTTAATTCAGCACTTGATGGTCTTAGGATATTTATATTTGAAAAGTTTGCTCCTGCAATGCAATCTACATTAGAGTTTTTTGCTGACTTAGCAAACACAGTTCCAAAAGTTATAACTTTAATAACAACATTTAAAGATATTTCAGTTACTCCAATAGCCGATGAGTTAGAAAAAGACAGGATTGCTATGAACAATTTGTTTGACACCTTGAAAAAAACAAATATTAGCGCTGACACAAGAAAAAGATTAATAAAACAAATAAACACAGAATACATAGATTATCTTCCTAATATTTTAACGGAAAAAGATAATTTAGAATCGTTAGAAATAGCACAAAGAAATGCTAATAAGGCTTATCAGGATAAGATAACATTAATAGCTGCTGAAGAAAAGTTTGCAGATGTTAGGAAAAGACAAATTGAAAATCAAGTTGAACAATTAGACCTTCAGACTCAGCTAACAGAGCAAGAAAAACAACTTCTTAATGTTGAAGAATCTAAAAGTATAATATCTGCCGAAAACAGAAGGCAAGGTGACGAAACATTATTAACAAGGGCACAAATAATTGCTAATATAGAAAAAACAAATCAAGCTATAATAGACAATGCTGCTGCTGCTGATGACCTAGCAAAAGAATATGATAAGGTGGCACTTGCAGCTAAAAACTTAGGGCTTAATTTAGATGATTTAGGTGGTAAAAAAGGTCAAAATGGAGGTAAAGGAGGATTAGGTGCAACTATAATAAACGCTGAAAGATTAAAAAATGATGCGTTATTATTTATAAAACAACAGTTTTTACAAGACACCAAAGAGTTACAATTAGAAGATGATGTAGCTCAACTCATATCAGCAGAAGATTTAAATGCTCAATTGCAAGATATAGAAAGACAATATTTTACTAATAGACTAGCTAACCTTCAAGTTGGAAGCGATGAATATATAGCTTTAAAAGCACAACAAGCAGAGTACGAGCTGCAATTAGAGTTAGATTTGTTTGAAAGAAAAAAGAAAGTATTTGAGTCAGAAAAACAAGCAAAAGAAGCATTAGAGTTGGCAAAAGTACAAGCTGTTGCTAAAGGAGCTTCAATTATTGGTTCTTTAGCTGAAGAAGGTTCTGCACTAGCTAAAGCAGCATTTATTGTAGAGCAAGGAGCTGCTGTTGCTGATGTTATAATTACAGGTCAAAAAGAAATTGCAGCCTATAAATTAGCTGCTGCTAAACAAGATATTTTAGTTCCTTTTTCAGGTCAAGCTATGTTTGCACCTTTGATTGCTAAATCAAAAATAGGTACTGCTATGTCTGTTGCAACTATACTTGCTCAAACCATAGGTGGATTTGGCGGTGGTAGCGGTGGAAGTAGTGAAGGCTCTCAAAACACATCAACAGATGTTAAATTTGAACAAGGAGGATTAACAAGAGGTGGTATGTTTGTTGGTAACTCACACGCTAATGGTGGTGTTAAATTTAGAGTTGGTGGTAGAATACACGAAGCAGAAGGTGGTGAAGCAATTATCAACAAACGTTCAACAAGTATGTTTAGACCTGTACTATCAGCTATCAATAGCTACAATGGTAATGGTGTAAAGTTCGCTGATGGTGGTTTACTCAATAGTGGAGAGAAGTTTGCTATGGGTGGAGAGCTAAGGTCAGCACAACAATTAATAAGTGGAGGAGTGGGAACTTCTAAGGTTGTAATCGTTGAAAGTGATATGACAGAAGTGCAGAATAGAATATCTGCTATTGAAAGTCAGGCTACTTTTTAGTATATTTGCGTATGATAAGACAGAATAGTGCCGATATTGTTAATGAGTTCATAGAGCTTATATACAATGAAGTCAAGGCACGATACTCTGAGGAAGCAGGAATAAAGAATGTCCTAAACCATCTATCAGAGAAGGGTCTTATCGAGCCAAGAAAGCTAAGAGATTATATGATAATAAGAGATTTTGACAAGGTGTTGGAATCTAACAATGGTAACTACACATTTACATATATGGACATATCCATTAAGTACGATGTATCAGAAAGAACCATTCAGAATATTATGTATAAGCACAAGCGTAAATTCAATAAGGACTACAATATTAGGTGATTACCCCATTTCTGCGAAAGATATGATACATTAATTATTAAATTTGCAAAATGAACAAATGGTATTCAATAGAAAACAAAGCAGATAATAGCGTAGAAATATCTATCTATGATGAGATAGGTGACTACGGAACATCTGCTAAGAACTTTATAGAGGAAGTAAAAGCTGTTGGAACTGCTGACATCACATTACGTATCAACTCTGTTGGTGGTAGTGTGTTTGATGGTTTAGCTATTTACAATACTTTACGTTCTCACAATGGGTATGTAAACATAAAGATTGAAGGTTTGGCTGCTTCTATATCTACTGTCATAGCAATGGCAGGGGATAACATAGAGATGTCAGAAAACGGATTCTTTATGATTCATAACCCATTTGGACAATCGGCAGGTGAAGCAGTTGATATGCGTAAGACTGCTGATTTACTTGACAAGATAAAAGAGGAGATTATGGAAATCTATTCTAAGAAAACAAACCTTTCGTTTGAAACTCTTTCGGATATGATGGATAAAGAAACTTGGTTGTCTAGTCAGGAAGCAATGGAATATGGCTTTATAGATACTATTACAGAGCCTATGAAAGTTGCTGCATCTTTTGACCTTTCTAAATTTACTAACGTAAACGAGAAAGAGATTAATGAAAAATTAAGTTTAACTAATAATAAGAAAAAAATGACCGAAGAATTAAAAACTTGGTTCAACGGTGTTAAAGAAGAAATCTTAAACGCTGTTAAAGGAGAGGAAGTTTCTACTCCTTCTGAGGAAGTTTCTATTTCTATTTCTGACAATGAGGTTATCGTTAACAAGTTCGAGGAGCTTGAAGAAAACGCTAACTCTTTACGTGAAGAAAAAGAAGAATTAGCAGGTCTTGTTGGAGAAAAAGAAAGCGTTATCGCTAACTTAGAAAACAAGGTTGCTGATATGGAAGCTAAACTAGCAAAATTAGAAGCTACTGAAACTAATGTAGAAGCTGAAGCTGACCCTGCAATCAACGAAAGTGATGTTGTAGTTAATGTTTGGGATGCTTTTGCTAAATCAATAATGAAATAATTTTAAAATTTATATAAAATGGCTATACAATTAACAAGTTTACCTACTGTTGAGCAGTATGACGTAAATAGAAGTATAATCGAGCCTATCTTTATGGGTCAGGATTATATGCAGTATATGGAGATATTACCAAATATCAAAGGTACTACTGTAATTGACAAATTTACTCAATTAGGAAAGATTACAAAGGCTTTCACAAATGGTGCTTTTTCTGCTGAAGCTGATGCAGATAAAGGTGCTACAATCACAATCACTCCTTCTCGTGTAGAAGCTGAGGTTGAATTTAGAGCAAACGAACTTTTCAATAAAATGAAAGGTCAATTAATGAGAGGTCAGCACGACTTTGATAACATTGATGGAACTGTTGTTAAAAACATTCTTCTTGATTTAATCGGACAAGGTGTTAAGGCTGACTTTAACCGTCAAGTATGGTTAGGAGATGTTGATTCTGCTAACGCTGACTACGGTATTTATAGCGGTCTTTTCCAAGCTGCTAACGATGGTGGTGCAACTGAATTAAACGCTATCGCAGGAATGACACAATCTGAAGATGCAGTTTTAGCTGCGGGTAACGGTGTTAAAATCCTTCAAGGTTTATATGATGCTGCTTCTCCTGAGTTATTAGAAGCAGGAAATCACGTTTTCTTCGTATCAGGTGATATCGCTGATGACTATATGGCTTCAACTCTTGAAGCTTCAGGTTATGCTGCTGCGGGTTACGGTGCTTTAGTAAACGGTGTTCCTAACTTAACTTATAGAGGTATTCCTTTAGTAGTTCGTAGAGATTGGGATGTTCACATCGCTTCTGACTTCGCTAACATCAATGGTTCAAGTGCTGCTAACGAAACTTATCGTGCAATGCTTACTACTCAAGATGCTTTCGTTGTAGGTACTGACTTTGACCAAAACTCTGTTGAGCAATGGTATTCAAACGACAATAAAGCATATAGATTTAGAGTATCTTATATGGTTGGTGTAGCATTGAAAGATGCTAAATTAGCTGTATTCTATGTTCCTGATGCTATATCATAATTCAATTTAATTAATGGGGGATGAAATACTCCCCCTTAATTTTTAACTTTTAATATATTAAAAAATGGCAATAGAAGCAATAGGTGTAGCTCACTCGGACTTAGAAGTAAGAGGTGGGTTAAAAAACATTGGTATCGCTGAGTTCAACGATATGTCTGCTGTTACTTTTGATTCAGATAGTGATTTAACAGACCACCTTATATCTGCAATGACTGTAACAGGTATGAAGTTGTTTGAATTAAAGCAGGGTACAGGTTCTCTTAGTACGGCAGGTACTAAAGATGGTGGAACTATTTTATTTGAGCATACAGTATCTTTTTATGTTCCAAACTGCTCAAACTCTCATTTAGCTGCATTACATAGCTTGATGAATAAAAATCTTGTTGTAATAGTTCAGTCTTTCGCAGGTGAGAAGTTTGTTGTAGGTGCATCAAACGAATATGCTTTGAGTGATGACGTAGCAAACGTACAAATGTATGCTAGGATGACATCAATAGAAGGTGGAACAGGTTCTGCTTTGGGTGATGAAAATGGTGTTACCGTTACAATCGCTGCTCAGTCAGGTGAACTACCAAGATTATTTACAGGTACATTTACTCCTGACCCATCGGCAGGTACAGTAACTGTGGCTTAATAATAACTATAAGGGATAGGTTGGTGCAAATTTTGCACCTTCCTTTCTTTTTTATATATTTGTAATATGTATAAAGCAAGATTAAAAAAAGGTCGTGCTTTCTTCTTGGGTGGATTGCACTTTAATTGGGAGAATGCGACACAGGAACAACTCAAATCTGTTTATGATATGGGTTACAACAACCTTGTAACAAAAGAAGAAGATGCAAAACCGAAGAAAACCAAATCAAAAGCAAAAGAAGAATCAAGTAAAGACAACTCCGACAAAGAGTAGTTTTAATACTAAGTATGCTTTTGTAAATCTATCTACTCCTACGGTAGATACTGAGGTTAAGGATTTAGACAGACTAAGAGAGGACTTTATTCCTTTTGGTAAGGACAACCTATTCCCTCAATACTTAGCTGAACTAAAAAGACAATCTTCTACTCACAGGTCTGTATTAGCACAGAAAACTACATTCACTACGGGTGGTGGTTTTTTGACTTCTAATGATGCTTTAGCTGATTTCATAGAAGATGTTAACGCTAATGGAGAAAGTTTAAAGGACTGCTTTAAAAAACTAGCTGACGACTATTATACTTATGGTAATGCTTTCTTAGAAGGTGTTGTATATGATGGCGGTGTAAACTTCTATCATAAAGATGCTTCAACAGCTAGGGTTTCTAAAAACAAGAAGTATGTTTACTTCAACTCTGATTGGTCTAATTACAGAAAGAACAAAGAGAAAACTCAAAGAATACCTGTTTACCCACAGATTTCCAATAGTAGTTTTATTATACATTACAAGGACTACGAAAGTACATTTAACTTTTATGGTTTACCTGACTATGTGGCTGCCTTAGAACACATAGCAATAGACTATGAGATTGGTAAATTTAACCACACATCATTTAAGAATGGTTTTAGTCCTTCAGCTATTGTTACTGTTAATGGTGACTTTGGTGAAGCTGAAGCAGAAAAGTTTGTTGAAACTGCCAAAGATACACTAACGGGTAGTGGTAACAACTCAAAGATATTATTCCTTGTAAAGAACGGAGAAGATAGTAGAGGAACAGATGTTCAGATTATCTCCAACAAGGAAGATGGTGACTTCTTAGATTTACAGAAGTTAACCGACCAAAACATAATTACCGCTCATAGATGGCAACCTGCCTTGAGTGGTATCGTATCATCGGGTAAGATGAACAATACGGGTAGCGAGATTAGAATAGCTTATGACTTAGCTATGAGTACAGTTATTAGAGATACTACTAATATCTTGCTAGAGCCGATTAAAAGAGTTATAAATGCAGAGATGGGTATTGATACAAGTGACCTTACGGTAGCTTACGAACCACCTATCTCATTCCTTGCAGATATTGACCCTAAACAAGTATTGACTATCAATGAGCAAAGAGCAATGCTTAATAAAGACTTGCCT